GCCCGCCGTTGCCGGGGGCGTGCCGACGGCCACGATGGCCGCGATGGTTCCCAGGCCGGGATAGGACATCCCCTCGGCCAGGGTGTAGAGGGCGCCGCCGATCCGGTAGGTGCCGCCCTTGACGGCCACGGCCCAGGGGTTGTACCAGCGCTCCTCGACCTCGCCGCCGAAGACGATCCCGCCCACGCAGGCCCCGTCGACCTGATGGACCTCCCAGGGCTCCTCGGTGGCCGTCGCCGGGCCGCCCAGGACGATCCCGCCGACCGGCGTGCCGTCCGCGTAGTTGGACGTGGATACCTCGACCACCTCGCCGCCGAAAACGAAACCGCCGTCGCTGGTGCCGTCATCGTAGACCGGAAGGTCGCTGGTCTTTTCAAGGACCAGAAAAACCCCGCCCATGAACGACAGGCCGAAATCGTTTGTGCCCTGATCGTCGGGGTCGATGACCAGAAATACGCCGCCCATGAAAGACTGGCCGAATGTTCCCGTCGAGTCAGCCATCACACCACCTCGACCAGCTTGATCGCGTCAATTCCGATGTCGCCCGTTGTCGAGCCGTCGAGTGCTTTTAAGATCACATGGATCATCCCCTTGTACGTTGTGGTGAAGGATGCCGATTGAAACTCCGCCCACGAATCGGTCAGGGACACAGACTCATTCTCGACCAGAGTCATGCCGCAGCCGTGCATGGTGACAGACAGGGTGCAGTTGGCCCCGCTGGAAGATTTCTTGACCTGCATGGATAGCTTGTAGGTCTTACTCGTATCGGCAGGAATGTAGAAATCGTAGTAGAGCGGAGACCATGTCCAGTATTTATTCCACGGGTCGAGCACAAGGGATTTTCCGGTCCCTCCGTAGCCCCAATCACTCGCGTAACCGAGGGAGACATGATCCCCGAAGCCGCCGCCTCCCTGCGCACCAACAAATTTAGTCGAGTCACTATTGAAATTTTCTATGACATATCGTGAGAGCATGGTCGCTCCGCGCCACCCCTGAGCATCATCTCTTACGACATTGGCGTATGTTTCCGTCCCGTTGATATGGCTCCACCTTCCCACCCGCAAAATGCCGACACCGGCATAGTCGAAAAAATAAACAAGCCGTGCAACTCCACCATCCCCTGTAACCTCATCAACCTCAATCCTGCCGCAATTTTTGAGGCAAAAAACATATCCTTGATCAATGTCAATTTTTTTCAGAAACACCGAATTGCAATTTGATAAACGCAACAGGGTGTATGATGCAGCCCCCAGCACTCCAGTAATGGTCGCATTTCCAGCGCGCACATCTGCCGCGCCCGTAGTCGGGCCTGCCAGAACAAAAGCCCCAACTGTGCTTGTGCTTTCAGCGTTGATCAGCTTGATTGTCGCGGTTATATCTATGCCGCCTGCTGCAAATCCTATGTAGAAAGGTGTTTGGGAGCTGAGATCCCCGCGCGTGGAAATTATCTTCCCGCTAAGGGAATAAGTGCTTTCAGAATAAATGGCATGACCGCCAGGGGCAATACTGAGAATATCCCCGTACTCTCCCCCTGTATAGGTGTTATGGATATGTCGAAATCCCTGATAAAAAATAAAACCAAAGACGTTCACATAACTGCTAACGCTGGAACTGAACAAGTATCCCAACGTCCCCGGGGCCATGACCCCCGTATAGCCGTCGCGCTCGTTTGTGCTGAAATTCCAGCCACCATATATCTTTATCGGGCTTCCGCTTGAGCCAGCGTCCCCCGCAGACATAACGGCAGTGCTTTGGCCTGTCGGGTACCCCTTGAGACTCCAGTCAAACAAATGGTATCCTGCAACCGTTTCTGTGGTTCCACGATATTCGTCAAATAGCTTAACCGTTGTGCCGTCTATCGTGTTGATCCCGTGCCATTCATCATCATTCTTCCCGATGGCGCTGTCTAAGCTGAAATTGTTGCAGGCAATAATATGATCCAAATAGATTTGCGTTGTGCCCGGATCGCTGAGTGCGTAAAGGGCAATGCTGGCGATGGAGGCGCCGAGTGCCGATCCTTTTTTCAAAAGTACCTTTTGCCAGCTTAAACCCGAGTCACTCACATCATACGCAAGGGCTGGAAGGGTGAGTTGATCCACGGGAGTGTCACCTGTATTGTCCGAGCACAAGCAGAGCTGGTAGACACCGGCTGCCACGTCGGCCGTTACTTTCACCCAGAGACTCACGTTTTGATAGGATGAAAGGTTTATAGGGGAGGCAAGGGTAAAGTACGCCATCTTCCCCGTTGCAAATGCCGACGCGGGAACCAACTTGCAAGATTTGGAGCCTTCTTTTTTATATGTGGTATCAGCAGTTGCCGTGATGTTGGCAGATTGGGTCCATGCGCTTTCGCAGTTGTCAATGGTAGCCGTCAGCGCCGACGCAAGAGTCAGGGAGTCGCTTTTATCCGTAAAGGTTACGTTCACGCCCATCGCCGAGGCCGCCGGCATCTTCTTGACCCGGATATGATCCCCTGCGGATATGGAGGACAGGGCTGCAATCGTCAGCTTTGAGCTGATCGCAAAGTCGGCTGTCAGGGTTGCCACGTTGGAGTTCGCCCCGACGCTGATCGTCCCGCTTGCCGTGAAGGCCCCGCTGGGAGTCCCGACGTAAAGCGTCCCGGCCTCATCCCCGCCAGCCCACGAACCGCTCGAGTGGACGATGTACACGACCTTGGCCGTGGCAGCCGTGGTGTCATCCACGACGGTATCTCCCACCTGGATCTCGTAAGTGCCGCCCGAAGTGAAGGCTGCCTTATAGGGGCCGAGGCCGTCGTTCGCATCGTTGCCAAGCGCAAGATCGACGTAGTAATTCGCCATGTAGATTCTCCTTTACTCGGGCGTCCCGTTGCCCGCCTGAACGCGAGGCGTAAACTTCAATGTTCCGCCGCCACTCGCCGGTGTGTAAGCCGTGTCGAGCTTCTTTGCGGCATAAACAGCGCTCAAATCCTGTTTGATTAAGTACCAGCCGTAGATGGTAGTGTTCGTGGTCAAAACACCGCTAAACGTAAACGTCTGCTCCGCCATGATGATGTCGGGAGGCGTGTTTGCAAATTCCTCCGTCCACGCGCAAGGCGTTGTTTCCACCACTGTTCCGGCATCGGTTCCCGGCACATAGTCGCTAGCGTAGGCCGATGTATTCACCGCGATTGAAAAGGAATTGGCATCGATGTAAGTGATCACGTGTTCCGCGTTTAAGGCCGTCCAATCTTCCTGCGTGATATCGGCAAACGTCACCTTGTCTCCTGTCGTCATGCCGTGACCTGTCCATGTCACCACGCAAGCCGCCGCCCGCGAAAGCCCCTCGATCTGAGCCGCCGCCGGGGTCGTCTTCCCCTTAACCCACTTGTGGGCATATCCCCCGCCCACGGCCTCGGTGAAATCACCGGGGACCATTGCCTGAGTCGGGGTGTAGTTATTTGCAAACAGTTTCAGGAAACAATCGTTCGCCTGTATATCATCAAGAGCCCCTGTTAAGATCGCCTTTGCCACTACCACATTTTCTGCCATCTATCTTTCCTCCTTAAATTTCTGGTATCGCTAACACTTGAAGTCCCGACAGGATCGCGTCCGCGCCCACGGGGATGGTTGGTTCCGGTTGCCCTGCAATCGGCGTGGGGATCACCGTCCCGTTGCCGATCACCTCGATCTGGCCCCTGTTGCCGAGCTTGTACTGGCATAGGACCGCGTTGCCCACTTTCATTTCAGCCGGGCGATGATGGCCGTTGCGGGAGAACCACGCGACCACCGGGTTCACGGACCCCTGCACGATCACCCGGCAATACTCCGTGGAGGGGATGTCGTATATCTGGCCGTTGAACGGCCTCGGCGTGTGCCGGGCCTCCCGCTTCATCCCGTCGCGCAGGATCCGCCTGCTCATACTCTCCACCCCTCGATTTCCTGCGTGATCCCGCCGGCGCCGGTGTCGCCCTCGGGCATCAGGAACGTCGTTTTCAAGTCTGTAAGGAACACGGGCAACGCCTGGCCGCTAAACGGGTGGACCACGGAGATCGTGTCGCCTTCCTCGTCGTGGAGATCGGCGACCCGCTCGGCAGACCACCGCTTGCGCTCGGCCATGCCAACCATCTTGAGGAAATCGGCAACCGTCTGGCACTCCGACGGGCTTCCGCAAAGCGGGTCCACGAAGGGCGCGTCGGCAATGACCTGTCCCATCTGGACCTGGGCATCGGTATCGTCGGCCTGTGCCTGGACTGTCCGGCGAACCTTTACCACCGGCTGGCCATAAATGCGGTACAGGAAATTCCCAGTGGCGCCCAGAATGTTGAGGGCGATGAAGATGGCAGCCAAAGCAACATACTTGCCCGTCGGGTAGGTGGGGCCGCCCGTGCCTCCAGGCGCCCAGTCCGGCAGCCAGTAGGCGGCGACGAGTGCCGCCAATGCCGCAGCGAAGGCGGGCGTCAGGTCCGGCGAATCTACCTCTACCTCGCAGAAGGTATCCCATAGCGTCTGATCGGCCTCGTCGTGCGAGTTGTCGAGCAGGGTTTCCGAGCAGGAGCCCGCCAACTGGAACGCCAGCGAGGATACGCTTGCCAGGACCTCGAGGCGCGGGTTGCGGAAAATCTTTTCCCCCTGCGTGTAGTGGACCCTGTAGACTTTCGACCCCGTGTTCCACCTGTGGCTGGCCATCAGCTCTGCCGCCAGCGTTTCCTGCATGAGCAGTTCCGTGAAGGTCCGTTCTTCGCATTGCACGGTCCAGCGGTTCACGAAGCTGGAATGACGGTTGCGCGGCGTGGCCCGGAGCAGTTTTGAATTGTCCGAGTATGCCCGGGTCACCGTTCCCGCGTCGGTGATCTTGACCGCCTGAATCGTGCCGTCAGCCCCGTCCCTGATTGCATACCCGAAGTGGTAGGCGATCTGGTTCACAGCATCCCCGAGCATCACGTCAACGAATTGGTATTCGATTTCCGCGCGGCCGTCCCATTCTCCGAGGTCGATGTCTGCCGAGTCGATCCCCGCGTAGTCCTCGAGCAGGTCGGTGATGATGTCCTCCGGGTAGCCGCTGAACGCCTCCGAGGCGACAATGTGGATCTGGCTCCACCGTCGCCGGGGCGTTTCACACTCGACCTGCATGGTCGGATACTGTCCGCGCTCGTAGACCATTTCTCCATCGTCGCTGACCGTGAACACCCGGGCCGTTTCCCAGACCGGGGATCCGGAGATCATCTCCCCGAATTGCTGTTCGATCCGTCGCCCCTTCGCCAAGTAGGACCGCAGCAGGCTTGCCCCGTTGCTGGCGTCGAACAGGTGCCCGTGCGAGACCTCGAAAGACAGTCCCGCGTCCCATGCGCCCGTGTGCGGGTCGATGGTGGAATACCGCTCGACGGGCGAACCCCGGAGCAGGTAGCTTGACAGGTCGATCTCGGCAAGAGCCTTGTCCCACTTAATTGACAACTCCGTTCCGAACTGATTCGTCCAGAAGGCGTACAGGGAATCATCGTCCGGATCGAAGGCCAGCGAGGCGGCATAGTCCGTATACCCGACCACGAGAGGGGCAACGGTGCTCCAGTCCCATCCCGGGCCGTCTGCCGTGCCGACGATGTAATTGCTCTGCCGGATGTACCCGTCGCGGCTGAACATGACGAGGCCGCTCCAAGAGCCGACATCGTGATGCCCTGCAATGATCATTCGGGTTGTCGGGTTGTAGAGGATCGGACCGAAGAAATCATCTGCGCCGTCCGGGGTCATGCCCGGCAGGGTGGCATTGCTGAACAGCGTCCACTCCGTTCCGTTGAACAGGGTGACCCCGTAGCCGTTGGCCTGGATGATATACTCCCCGGTGTCGGTGAGGGCGATGTCGTGCAGGCCGTAATCGTCCACAGACTCCCATGAGGGGCGCCTGTATGTCACAACGTCCGTGGCAAGGTCGATCAGGCACAGGCCCCGGTAGTCTGCTTGACCATAGAGGCTTTCATAATCGAAAACCCCCGCGATCACCCCGTCGTTGTAGACCCCGCGCCGCAGGCCCAGCTTCGGGAACGTGGGGTTCGAGGTCGTATTGTAATCCTTCCAAAGGCCTCCGGTTGAGAGGGTGTAAACGCGCAGCTTGCCTTCCAATACTAGGCTGCCTGTGGTGCCGGTAGCCCCTAAAATCACGAGGTCTGCTGCCGGGTTTATCTCCATCCATCCGTTGCCGAGCATCGCTAATCCCATTAGGAACCATTCTTCTTCATAGCCGCTGCCCGTGCTGGTCAGGACTGTCGTGAAGGTGTAGTTCGGCCCCGCCTGGGTGATGTCGATATACCCGAGCAGCATGACGGATTGATGAACGTATTTAGGCCGCACGAGCAGGACATAAAGCCGGTCGTTCTCCACGTCCAGCCATGTCTTAGCCAGAGTCATCTCCGTTGTTAATCCCATCGAATACGGCGGGGTCCACGTCACGTTCTGGGCAAGCCCGTAGGCGCTGCGGTCATAGAAAACATAGTTCGTGATGGTGTCCGCGTCGGCATCGAGCAGGCTGACAACCCCGCCTGAATGACCGACTGCTACATAGGCCCCGTCGCCGTGGTAGGAATCCCACCAGACGTTTCCCGTATTTCCGAAGTAGGCCGGGAAGGCCGGGACGGAGGACGTGCTCCAGCAGTTGTCAATTTCCCATGTCGAAAGGTCGATCTGCACCACGCAGGCGAGTGTTTTATATCCGCCCTGCATCCACGATGCGACCGCGTAGAGTTTCTGATTCGCAATGTCGATGTGCATGTTGGATATATGGGAATAGGCCCCGCACCATCCCGTGGAATCCTTGTCCATCTGCAAGGCCGACAGGACCCGGTCGAAGGCAAGGTAGATTTGCCCCGCGGCGTTCACCGCAGCCGCCGGGTGCTCCGCGCGTTCCCCGTATTCCGTATAGGTTGTGAGGGCAGCCGCCGTGGAGTTAGTGGCGAATTTGTCATCCGTCTTGACATAGTAAACGTTGGTTAATTCCTCCCCGTTCGGGCCGATGCTTTCGACGTAATCGAAGAACAGGTAGAGGTCCGCGCCGATTGCCAGCAGGGCCGGGTTCGCCTTCCGCTGGGCGTCGGTGAGGGCTGAAAGGTCGACGGTGCCGGCAGCAGCCCAGGTCACGAAATCCGCGCTGGTACGGTAGTAGAGATTGCAGTCCGTCCCGTCCATGGCGCCATAGACGAGCATGTAGGTGTCGTCGGATAGGATGGCCACGGCAGGGCCCGTGAAGAAGTCCGCCGTGTTGTTTGTGAGGATCGTCCCGGTCACTGCAGGCGAGGGGTCCACTCCCGTGACGGTGATCTTGCGGTACTTGATCGTCCTGGTGCCCCCGTAGTTTTCTTCCCAGACGAGGCCGACGTAGGTGTCGGCCATCTCGCAGACCGCTACCTCTCCGCAGGTCCGGCTGGCGCTGAGAGTGAAATCGACGTATGTGAAAAACGTCCTGTCCGCGTCCGTGTAGCCGTAGCGCAGGACGTCCGTCCCGCCGGCATCCACTGCGAAGGCCACGAAAAGCCGTCCTGTGGAATGGGCACGGACTGCCGGGTATTGCTCGTTGGGTGTGGCCGTCGAGAGCAGCTCGCCGACAAAGGGGATCGGGTCCACGTTTTCGGCAGACACGATCCGGCACAAGGGGCGACGGTTCTGGAGGGCCTGGGCGGCCGCGAGGTTTGCGTCGAGGGTGATCATGCAGTCACCACGGCAAGGATGAGAAGGGTCATTTTCACGTTCTTGCGGGTCTCGTGGACCGTGGTCCCGCGCCCGCGCCAGTAATCGCCCGTGAAGGAGGTCATCTCCACGGTGAAGGTGTTCGTCGTCACCCCGTCGTTAGGGTTGAAGGTGAACGAGGCGTCGGCCTCGAAGATTGATTGCAGGGCGGCGAACTCGGCCGCGTCCATGACGGGCCACTCCAGCAGGATCTCCTTGCCGACAAGGGTCGTGCCCCAGGAGAAGTAGGCCACGGAGTCGTAGGTCTGGACGTGGGCGCAGGACTTGTCGGCGCGGACCATTGTCATCCGCATGGGGTCCAGCGTGAGGGTGCGCGATCCGATTATGACGTTGGCCATCAGCTGTACCTCCGGATCACCTTGTGGACCGTGTCCTCGATCTCCGTGCGGAGCTCGGCGGCCATGCGGTTGTTCTTCCGCTCCACCGTCACGGGGACGGAGATCGTCAGATTTCCGCCCTGCTGCGCTTCGACGCCCAGGCGGCCCCCTGGCAGGCGCTTGAGCGGCATGATGGCCTCGGGACCCTTCTCGCCCATGAGGCCCGCGCCCTGCGGCATGGGGAAGACGGTGGGACGGTCCACGACCCCGCCGTCGGCGAAGGGCGTCACGCGCCCGCCGGAGAAGGCCGCGCCCTTCGCAAAGAACATCCCGGAGCCGCCGCCGGCAAGCCCGAAGGCCATGCTCCCCATGCTCATCGTGCTGCGGAGCAGCAGCCACTCGATGATCATCCGCGAGACGGCGTCGGTGAAGGTCCGAAGCAGCGAGTCCGCGAAAGCCTGGTAGTAGTCCTCGAAGCTCTTCATCTCGCCCTTCATGCCGTCGAAGAGGACGTCGGAAAGGGTCCCGCGGGACTGCTCGGCGAAGGACTTGAATATATCGTAGCCCGCCTGGCCCCAGGTCATGGCGTCGCGGCGCATCTCCTCGAGGCCCGCTTCCCAGCCCCGGACGAAATCCTCGGAACTCTTCCCCTTCTTGATGTTCTCCTTGATGATCTCCTGACGCACCCAGACGGCCACGGCGACCTCGTCGACGCCGGCCTCGCGGTATCGTGCGGCCTGCTCCTCGATGAGCTTCACGGCCGCGCCATAGTAGCTCTTCTCGTAGCCGCGGAGGTCCTCGTAGACGTCGCGCTCCATCTGGAAGCGCTCGAGGGCCATCTTCTTCGCCTTCTCGAGGTAGTCCTCGTTTTCCTTCTCCAGGCGCTCGAAGCGCTCCATCTCGGAGAGGTAGAGGGCTTCGTCGTAACGCTCCTGGTCCTTCTTCATCTGCTCAAGGTAGCGTTCGTTTTCCTTCATGATCTCGTCAAAGAGGGCCATCTCCTTCATGTAGGCCTGCTCCTCGATCTTTACCATCTCGTCGATGCCCTTCTTGGCATTCTTCGCAACGTCGTTGCGGGCTGCGATAATCCGCTTCAGGGCGTCGATCTGGTCCTGGTATCCCTTGACGACACGGTCTGTTTCCTTCTTTATTTCTTCAGTCGGGCCGGTGGTTACTTTGGGGATCTCGGGCATCTCGATACCCGAGATTGCAAGGGCGCCTTGCATCCAGTTGTCAGCTGTCAGAATGCCCACGACGAGCGACTTTGTGGCAATCGAGATTGTCGTCATGAGGTTGCGGTATTTCGCCTCAAGGCGTTCGATACTGTCTGCCGAGTCGTCTACTTTCTGCGTCTGCTGCCCCTGAAGCCGAGTGGCCTCCATCATGGTCATGGCGTACATGGCCTGCGCCTTCTCGGCCTCGGTCATCTTATTGACGAGCTCGCCGAAGGCGGCCTCCAGGTCCAGCGCCGTCCCCAGGTAGGTCTTTAAGCCCCGTGTGCGCCCCGTTTCGAGTGCTTCGGTCAGGTTCTTCAGTGCTTCCGTTGCGGTCTGCCCGACGGTATCTCCGAGGATACGCGCCGCGTCTGCCAGATTAATGAGCTGGTCTGGACTCAGCCCCTTGGCGAGTCCAGCCGTTGCAATCGACATCAGATCGACATCGGCTATCATTTCTTCGCTGGCTTTTCGCATGGATCGCACGATTGAATCTGCCGTGCTGTCGTACTTGCGGGCGAGGTTGTCGAGGATGCCGCGCTGCTCAGTGAAGTCGGCCCCGGCCTTTGCCATGTCCCACGCCTGCCTTGCGGCATACATGGCCGTGCCGATGACGGCCGCAGCGGCCAGCCAGTTTCGCTTCAGGTTGTCGATGTGGGATATCTGCCTGCCAAACTGCTGTTCGTTAAGGCGTGCGATCTGGGCGTTCTTGGCCTGCTCGGCCCGTATGATGTCATTGGCCGACGCCTTCGCGCTGTTGCGGATCATGTTGTAGGAATTTTCAATTTTGCGCCGCATGAGATCAAATTCGGCGGATGATTTGATCCCTAGCTTGCGGAAGTTGTCCTCGATGGAAAGCGAGGTGCTCGTGGCATCTTTAAGCAGACGCTGCTGCGCCTTCGTGAAGCGCGTGGTGTCAAGGTCAAGCTCGGCAAAGATGGTTCCTATGGGCTTTCCTTTTGCCATCAGCCGTTCTCCAGGATGTTGCGGATTTCAACCTTGCTCGAATTAAGCGCCGGGCGAAGGAACTTCTTCCCGGCATACTCGACGATCTTCGCGTAGTAGACGAGGTAGTTTCCGGCATAGACGCGGACGTTGCGGCTGCCGGCGATCTCTACCCCGAAGTTATTTTTTTTCTCGACCACGCGGATCGTCTTCTTCAGGGCCCCGGCGTCGCGGGCCGTCCAGGGCTGCCCGGCGTAGGGGCCGCGCTTGTAGATCGGCCTTGAGATGGTCCCGACGGGGCACTTTCCGCGGGCCCTCTGCGCCACCAGCTCCGCCGCCTTGCGGAGCCGCTCCATGGAGGCGGCCATGATCTCCCCGTCGAATTTCTGGGGGTTCCAGTTACTGACCCTCATCCTTCCTCCCCTGAAAATGATGGAAAACGCGCCGCACCCGGTTCAGGCAGGCCTTCTGATCGCGCACCCCGTAGAGGTCCATCGCGATCTTGACGGCCGGGATGGAGAGGTCGGCCACCTGCCCGGCCCCGACGGTGATCACCTGGCGCCTCGTGAGCATGTAGACCTGGGCGACCTCCGCGTTTTCCTCCATCAGCTCGACCCGGCAGGTCCCGCAGGGGGGCTCGGCCGGGGGCTTCCGACGCCCGTACATCTCCCGACAGTCGGCGCATCTCGGGGCGAGCTCGTCGGACCACTCGACCCACTCGATCAGTTTTTTTCGGCGGCCTCCGCCCTCATGGCGTCGTCTTCGGCCAGCTCCTTGAGCTTCTCGCCCACGAACCGGGCGAACTTCGCCGACCGGGTCATCAGGAGGACCTTGTTTGCCGTCGTGCAGGGGATCGCCTTGCCCTTCTTGTCGAAGACCTTCTCCCATCCGACGATGCAGTGGTCCCAGAAGAGCTCGTTCTGCAGGTCCTCGTCGGTTTCATCCCAGGCCACGCGGGCGATGACGCCGTCGACCTTCGTGATCTCCGCCTTCTTCGTGACCGTGCGGGCCCGGATCCGCTTCAGGTCGTCGGCGGTGAGGGCCCGCATCTGGACCCTGCCGCCGCCTTCCATCTCGAACCAGACGCCCTGCTTTTCATCGAGATCGAAAACCGTCATGGGTTACGAACCGACCCTTTCCATGGCCTTCGCGGAGATCTTGCACTTGAAGCTGCAGGTCGCCAGGCCATTCTTGATGAACTTGATGGGCTGGACTTCCGTCAGGATGAGCTCCCCGCCGGCCGCCACCCGCCAGAAGTGGTCCGTGTCCTCGTAGAAGTAGAGGTTCGTCAGGCCCGAGTCCGACGTGGCCAGCGAGTTGAGCATCACCTGGCCGTTCGTGTCGTCCGGATCGTAGTTGCCGGAAAACGAGATCTCGCCGGCGTCCGCGATGCCCGCGTTCTTCCACTTCTTGACCGTATCGCCGAACGCGGTATCCTCCACCACATCCGGCACGAAGCCGCTCATGGACCATTCCCCGATCCCGGCAACCGTCACGCTGCCGTACATCACTTTCGCAAGCCGTCCGCCGATCGATGCCATGTGAGCACCTCCCAAAAAAGATTATGCTGCTTCCGTTTTATCGCGAGGGGCGCCGATGACCGTCGAGTCGAT